AAACAGATTTACATATATTAGATAATATTTTTGCATCTCCTACTATTAAAGATATTGCTATTTCAGGTTGTGTTGCACTTAAAGTTGATAAAGAATCAGATAAATTTATTAATGCACTTATCAATCTTTTTAATTGCTCTACTGTAGTAGCCCCTTTTAAAAGAGGTTCTCCTATAGCTTCTGCTAAATAACCTAATTCTATTTTAGGAGAGTTTATTATTACTCTTTCTCCTACATCTAAATTTACAGTTGCATTAGTAGACAACCCTATTCCTTTTTTACCAAATAAAAATATAAAATCATCATTAGAATGAGCTACAACTCTTCCTGAAGATATGATAACTTGATTGCCTTTATATGGAAAACTTGGACTAAACATTTTATTATGTGATATTTATAGAATCTTGATCCATAGGTGATATATCAGAATTACTAGTTAATTGTTGTTGTAACTCTATTACATTATTGGCTGCAGAAGATAAATTAACTTGGAAACTCTGTAAAGAAAAATTATTTTGTATGTCTTTAATAACAATTTCTTGGCCTGCTGTTAAATAAATAGAAGAACCATCATTATTTATATCTTCTACTGTAGGTATCCACCCTTCATTTGTTAATTGAGGACCTTGACCGTTTCTTATAATTATAATAGGATCTCCATCATTACCTGAATTTGACCAGTAGTTTTTACTTTTATTAACTGAATTAGTTGAACTAAATCTTATAGAATTTCCCCATCTTCCTTCCAGTACTGTATCTCCCATAAATACTTCTAATGCTTTTATATTAGATTTTTCAGGGAAATTATTACCTAAAGGATATTCAGTTTTTATGGGAGCATTATTATTATTTGATTGATTAGTAAGTTTATTATCTGTATAGTTTCTATTAGCTTTATTTACATATTGAGAATAATCTCCTAAATCTGGTAAAGAATTATGGTGATTAGATTTCCACAGATTAAATGCGGGAAAATAATAATAATCTACACTACCTCTACTATCATTTAGTTTAGGAGAAGGTCCTGGTATTACGTGAACAAGCTCCCCTATTACTGGAAAATGTTTTATATGTGAATGTATAGGAAATGCAGGTACTGTACCAAAACTATTAGCAGTTCTATTTTGAGTACTGTTAATATTTTGAAATAATATTTTTCCTAAATCAGTTGGATCATTATAATAAGGGTCTGGGGTTACTCCATCTTCTAAAGTTGGGCCATATACAATATGAGTTACTTTACCTAATATATTAGGAGAAGGAGTGCTAACTTTTTTTGAAGGAGTATGTCCAGAAGATACTATTGTCTGAGAAAAAGTAGGATTTAAATCAGCCATTTGTACTAGGTGCTATTAATTTTTTTATTTCAGAATCATCAGGTAATATAGTAGTGCTCTGAACTTCACTAAATAAATCTTGTAAATCTTTATCTGTAAACAAGCCTCCTCCAACTTCTTTAGTATCTGCTGATTTTTGAACTATGCCAGCTAATTTAACTAATAATTCATCATTCTTTATATCAGCATCCAAACATTGTTTGATTAGAGGTACATAAACAATAGTATCTTCAGGCTCATTAATCATACCTAAGATACGTTCTGTTACATCTTTTATTAGTTTCTGTTTATTTTTTTGATTCTTAACAATATCTTTTAATAAATCAGAATAACTTTTTCCTTCATATAATTCAAAAGATTCTGCCATATATTTCTTATTTAAAATAAATAGTTATTACTTAAAAATATCACTGCTTAAACCATGATCTAAAAATTTGGAATATATTTTTTTATATATTTCTTTAAAAATCTTAAGAACTTTTGTTATTATTGGAGTTGGAGCCTCAGTAATTTCTCTAACATATATAAAAAGAGCTTTTTTATTTAATATAGTTAGATTATCTCTTTTTTTATACAAGGATATAATAGCGTCTGCTACCTCTAATTCTTGTTTTTTAGTAAAAATAGTGCTCAAATTATCTTCAAAGTAGTTTATAATAAGGTCTAAAAACAACTCTTGAACATTATTTTCTTTATCTTCTAGTAAAATATCATTGTAAATGGCTCTATCTTCGTCTATTTCTTCTACCAGAGCTTTATCTTTTAATCTTTTATAATTTTTATTATTATAAATAATAAGATAATTCTTAGCTATGGTACCAAAATAAGAGTAAGCTTTACCTTTTTCATCATTATAATGATTAATTTTTTCCAGTAAAACTGTTATGACCTCGTGTTTGAGATCCTCCATAGAATCTACTTCGGTGTAGTAGAATTTAAAAGTGTGAATTATATTTTCTGCTAATTTATAAAAAGCAAAGTATATTTTTTCATTGAAAATTTTATTTTTAATTACTTCTGAACTCTCTTTTCTATAATCTAATATAGCTTGTTGAGTTTCAGAAGTAAAATAATAAATAGGTTTTTTAGGTTTTCTTTTCCTAGGTTTACCATCCTTTGTAGTTAGTACTGGGGTTTCTTCTACTAAAATATCATCTAGCATTATAATGTTTTTCTATTAAATTGGTTTAACTTTTCTTGAATTTCTTTTAAATTCTGAAAAACCGTTAATAGATCTTTATCACTATCTAACCATATTTTATCATCCAAAGCCTTAGTAGCTTTTTCTGATTGCTCTATAAGAGCTTGTAGGTTAACTATAAAAGTAGCTTGAGCAAGAACTGTATTTTCTAACTTTACATTCTTAGTGTACAGATTATAAATTACCCATCCAATAATACTAGATACCCATAAAAACAACATTACTAATCCAAAAATCATATTTTTTATTTTTTACCATGTTTAGAGATGTATTCTAATTTCTTCTCTTTAGCCTCGTCTTTATAGTTTGAAGAACTATTACTTTTTTCAAAATTCACAACTTCTTTAGTTGATTGATCTAATTCCCATTCTACTCTACAAGCAATTTCATCAGCTTGTTGTATTATGTAAGGCAAACAAGATTTCAACTTATTTTCATTACTGTATGAAAGTAGATAAGCTTTATTAGTTTCGTCATATATTCCGTCATGAGTCTTAATGGATAAATATTCATTTATAGTTAAATTTATCCCCTCAGATTGCAATACAAATAAAGTATTATCTTTCAATGTTAAAAAAGGCATATCGGGATTTGTTTTGTATACAATACCTTGATTTTTGATGTGCCATTCTGAATCATTTTGAATATATCTAGGATTATCCTCAATTCCTAATTTACCTAAATCATGATTAAGAGCGCAAAAAACTAGTTCCTCTTGAGTATAACTTTTAGTATCTGCTCCCATTTTACTCCACACTTTATCTAAATACAGTGCTGCTTGTAGTACCTTAATTACGTGATTTAAATATCCTCCAGGATAAGCACCATGATATTGTTTTTTTGAAGATGCAGGTGCTAACGCTAACAGCTCTTCTCTACTCTTATAAAATTTCAATAGCTTAGACCTTCTAGGTTCACTAATGTACTCGTTTATTGTTTCATAAAATAAACTTAAATTTTCTTGTATAACTTCTACTTCTAACATATCTTTATAAATTTTTAATGTACTTACTAAGATACAAATAATTTTTAATAATATTAAAATAAAAATTTATAAATTATATTTATTACCAAGATCCTGCCTCCTCTCGTTCAGTATTTATTAATGATTGAACATCCTGCAATTTCTCTTTAATCATAAAAATGATTTCATCTATTTCTTGCCTTGATACATTTTGTGATAGTTTTGAATTTAAAACATTAATAACATTTCCAATGTTATCTATTTTTTGTGTAACCAGAGTTTTATAACGCATTTTTTTAATTTTTTAATATTGATTTTATTTTATCTACCATGCTTTTTAGATTGTAGCATTGTATTTTTTGAATGAAATTTATGTTTTTAATATCCAATTCATAAACTATATTTAAAGGAATCCAAGAAGTGGTTATTTGACTTATGGTATTATTATCTACAAACAAGCAGTACATAGTTCCTTCATACTCTAAAGTAACTATTGGGTAATTAACAGTATCCAAAACTTCTTCAAGTTCATCTGCTAATTTACAATCTCCATCTACATCAACAAAAGTATATTTGATGTTATTATCTTTGAGCTCTGATGCAAGTTCTTTGCATTTACCACAGATTTTTAATCCTAATAGTTCTAACTTATACATATATAATTGTAATATACAAAATATTATTGTATAATGCAAGTATTATTAGAAAATAAATTTATTATTTATAACCATCAAAAGAATTTATATCCCAATCATCAATATTTCCATAAATCTTATTATAATGTGGATTACTGCTATATTTTTCAACAGGATAATATTTTTTAAAAGATACTTTATAAGCTTCTAAAGCTTTTTGTTTTTCATCATCACTTAATTCTGATTTATATTGTTAAATAATATATAATAAAGTCTTTTATATCGCTTTCTGGTAAACCTCTTTGTCTTAATCTAGAGGTCATTTTACGTAAATCTTCTAATGTTTGTAATTCTCTACCTATTAGTTCATTTTTAACACTGGAATAATCATTTTCTTCTTCTTCTAATTGCCATTGACCCTTATCAAAATCATGCCATTCAGGTCCTCTTGCTCCAAATAAACTAGTTGGAGTGGTGGCTTGAGTATTTTCTGGATGATCATCCATAGTAATAGTAAGCATTCCTTTTCCTTCTAAGGTTCCTGGTGCGTTTCTCGCCATATAATGAGTATTTGGTTGAATAGGATCATCATTCTTCCAAGTATCAGTAGTAGTTATAGGCCATCCGTGATCTCCTATATTACGTTTAGGATTATCTAAAGTATAATAAGAGTCTAATATTTCAGTAAGTACTTTAGACAGATTCAACATATACTTATAAATATCAATATTTACTATTTAGAAAAGCATTTACTTGTCCTCTCTCAATAAATCTTTTAGACATTTCAATAACTTTATCTACTGCCCTATTTAATCCATCTTTTTCACCTTTATATATTCTTTTTAAGGGATTAACTCCCTTACTAGATATTTGTAATGCTACTGTATATATTGGATTACTTATTTTTTTTGCAATAAATCTTTTAGATAATTCATCTGTTATTTGTTTTTTAAAAGTATCTGGATCATTAAGTTTATATGGTCCAGCTACCATGTCTTCTTTTTTTAACTTTTTCATGTTTAAAAAATAAAAAAGCACTATTAATTAATAATAATGCTTTCTGTTTGTAGCCCTTGCGAAATTGCTTTTTTACGAAATTCTTTTATCTTCCCCTCCCTCTAAAGCAGCTTGTTTAGCCATCTTTATGGCTTCAGGTGTGCTAATAGTTGGATTACTTTTTTTCAATTCTTTATATTTTGAAATAGCTTTGTTTAAAAGAATTGCAGGTATTCCTAAAATGAGTGTAAGCATAGAAGCCATTCCTTCGATTTGTTCAGGACTCATGTTGAAAGATTCCTCTAAACTTTCTTCTTTCGTAGAAGAGTCCTCCGTTCCATAATTTTCTGTTAATAGACCAGCTCTCTTCTGTAGACTAAGTACTTCTTTTGATTTTTGTGCCATTTTAAATAAGTGTTATTTACAATAAATAGTATATAATTTATTTTCTTTTACATTTATCATCAAAAAATTCAGATATGTATATAAGTGCCCTAGAAATTAAGGAAACAATTAGTACTATTATAATACCTACACAAAAAGATAGGAATATAAATTTTATTTGTGTCATTATTAAAACAAATGAGAAATTCTATTTACTTGACCATATAAAGGATGGAATATGAAAGCTTCCATAGCTTTAGGAGCATGTAAAAACCCGTATTTAGCGTGCCATGAATCAGTACCGGTTAAAGTTCTAACGTATTCTACGTGACAATAATCCTCAGCAATTAGAGATAAACCTGTATTAATAACAGTAACATCTCTATGATCCTTTTCTAATTTTACTTTAGTAGTTCCTTTGTATGCATTAGTAATTTTATGATGTATATGATGACACAACCAGTAATTATATTTACTAATACTGTAAGCTTGTTTAGCTTCTCTTTTCATTAAATCAGGTAAATCTCCCTCTTTTGCTCCATCTGCATGAGTAAAGCCTATTAAAGATTTACCATATTGTATGTACTTTCTATGCATTGGGGTTACATCAAAAGTAATATTTTTATTGTTAGCATAATGACTGCTTATAGCATCTGCTAAAAAGAATCCAGTAATATAATCATGATTAGAAGGACAGAATACAAAGTGTACATCAGCAATGGTAAGAAGCTTATCTAGAGCCTCTATAGTGGATTGTTTTCCTACAAGGTAACTTTCATACCAAAGACCGTCTACGTCTTGTCTAGTACCCTTTGTAGTGGTATTGAAAGGATTATCAACGTGTGCTATATCATTACCTCCAACATATATGATTTTATCAAATTTATATCCTTTTACTTTATCTATTAATCCATCTATACCTTCTGAAAATCTCTTTTTTGTAACACTAGTACTAGTTTCTTCTCCTGTTTCAGATACTGTTGAGTATTTACCAAAGTGCAAATCTGCAGGGTCCACAATTAAAAGATGAGGGTCATCAATAGAAGATCTCTTTATTGTTGGATAAACTGGAGCAAATTTCTTTAAATCCTCTATAAAAGCTTGTCTTAATTCATCAAAAGTTACTTCATCTGAACCAGGAACCTTTATATATGCAGAAATACTACCGTTTTTCAACCAATACTTGTCTACATTCTTTATGTTAACTCCTTTTTCTTTACAAAATTCAGCTAGAGAATAATGATCATCTTCTATATCAATTTCTTCCATAAATCTATATAAAGATCTAATTGAAATTTCTAAAGAATATTTTTTAATAATAATGTTAAAAGCTGATGCTTTAGTGTGTCCATTTTTAATCAAATCAGCAGCCTCTTTTAAGTAAGGCTTTAGTTCTTGTTTATTAATCATTTTTTGATTATTTTTTTTTAAATTGAAATATTTTTTATAATAGATTTTAATACGTTGACTGATATAGTATTACCCGATTGTTTATAAATTTGAGTATCTGAGACAGGTTGTTTAAAGTCATCTGGGAATCCTTGTAATCTCATACATTCTTTAGGAGTTAATTTTCTTATTCTAAATTTATCTAATATTTTAGGTGAATTTCCGTGTCCTGCTGATAAACATTGAGATATTCCATTTACATCAAATACAATTCCATCTTGAGAACTGTTTATTTTACCTAGTATTATTGATTTATCAGATTTCAAATTACTTTCATTACTAATCATAATTTTAGGCTGTCTATTACCTCCGGACATTGTATTAATAGTAGGGCATATTCCGTATTGATCATACACTCTATTCATTGATTCATGCCCAGGCATATCTAAATGCCCCATCAATTTTAAAGTACTATTATCTTTACTCTTTGGATTATTATAAGGAATAAAATTTCTTACAATATCCTCACTCATAAAGTACTTTTCATCTACTTCATTTTCAAGAATATCTTTTATGCACAATAATAAAGACTCTTTCTCAGGGAATTTAAAATAGTTAGGCAAATCATTTCGTATACCAACTAAAAATACTCTTTCCCTATTTTGAGGTAAACCGTAATCCTTGGTATTTAATACTTTATAATGTAAATTGTATTTAAGGCTATCTTCGTGATTAACATCATTGTACACTCCATTTATAGATTGACCTAGCAAAGAGCACCAATTATTAAAAGTAGTTCCTTTTTTATCACTTAAAAGACCTTTAACATTTTCTATAATAAAATATTTTGGAGATTGAATTTTAACATAACGGTAAAAATCATAAAATAAAAGGCCTCTGGGATCTTGTTCCCCTAGTCTCTTACCTGCAAGACTGAAAGATTGACAAGGTATACCTCCAATGAATAAATCAGAATATAGATGATTGCCCTCCCAACTCTCTTTAGTCATGTCTTCAAACATGTATTTGGGATTAAAATTAGCTAAATAACTTTTTCTAGCGTACTTATCTATTTCACAAGCAAATACTATTTCATGATTTATATTTAAATCTTTTAGTGCTTGTTCAGGAGAACCTATACCAGAACATACAGTAGCTATTTTCATAACATTTTATTAATAAAACTATAGTTTATATTGTAAAAGTAAGTATAATAATTTGTAATTACAAATATATTTTAATTTAATTAGCTGATACTAACCTACATGGGATATCTAAATCCTCTGAAAGATAGTAAATAGAGCACACTCTATGGTATCCATCTGCAATAATTAATTTACCTCCAGTATAAACTAATAAAACAGGAGATAATTTTTTACCTTTTTTGACTTTTTTAATGTTTGATTGTACGTGTATATTATTTTTATTAACTAATTCTAAATCACTTGATCTTAAAATATCTTTAGCTTTTTTAATTATAGTAGGAGCTTCTATTAATCTATTTACAATATTAATACATGTCTTACTATCATAAATTAATTCTAAGTAATCTTGAGCTGCAAAATAATCATGATCTTCAGGGTCAGTTAACCATATTGGATTTTTTTTATTATTTTTCATATTTTAAATTTAAAGATTCCTCAGCTATCTCTTTTAATTCCAAGTAATCTATATAATCAGTACTATTTTTTTTATGAGTATAAATTCTAAATAGAGCCTCTTTATATTTTTTATTTAAATATTCTAACTCATCTATTTTTTCTTGAGGTGTTATTAAGACTTTTTCTTCCATTTTTTAAAATATAAAAAAGATTTACTATAATTTAATCCTCCCCATAAAATAAAAATTACGTAAAGAGTAACTAACCAATCTAGCGTTGATAATTTATTTAGAAATTCTTTCATTTTTTGTTAAAATAAATTTGGATTATTAAAATATTTTTTGTTTTTTATATATTATATATAATATTTTATATATCTTTTATGTATAATAATATTATTATATTTAAAATATATTTCTTATAAATAGATAATTTTAAATTATTAATTTCTTTAAAATATATATTATAATTGTATAATATAATATAATTGTTACTGCAGTATACTATAGTTAACACTGCAGTAATATCTACCCTCTTATTTAAAAGAGGGTAGATCTTAAAGGATATAATTAATATATTATCTTTTTATTTGTTAAATGTAAACTATATTTTTAGTTATATAGTATAAGTTTTTTAGAAATTATAAACTACAGCTCTGCACTATATTCCTACCCAGGGAAAAATTAAAAAATTTAATTTGTATAATTAAAAAATAACATTATATTTGTAGTAGATACAAATTGTATAATTAAATTATATCACTATATTTGATGCTATGAAACAAAAAGAAACAAAAGAAACAAAATTTTTACTTAGGGTTGTTCCTGCTTTACGATTTTAAGTTGTGCTTTACTCATCTTTCATTTGTTTTGGTTTTCTTTTTTTGTGTTCAACAAAGCTAAATAATAGTTTTGATATAAAAAAGTTTAATTTATTTTTATTTAGCTATTGTTTTATTAAAAGTTAGTTGTATATTTGTTTTGTAATGCAGGGGATAATAGTATAAGGGTATTACATGTACATGCACATAGCGATAAATAATAAACTAATTTAAACCTAAGTACACGGTGTATATTAGAGCTGAAGAACTTTACCAAACATCGGTTCGACTCCGGTTTATTCCACAATAATTAATAATATGGCTAAATTAAAACTAAGAAAAGGCACAAAATATCCGTTTAAGCACCTTGAAAAGATTGGTCAAAAAATATCAATAAGCGGTCATAATGTTAAAAACATTCGGGCTTCATTAGCGATGTATAAAAAATCTAACCCGTTGTTTGATGTGATAATAACACAATATGATGACGGGACTATTGTAGTCACAAGAACAAGTTAACCCACCAACACCCAATAAAAAATGGAAACTCTTGAAAAGATAAAAATGGATGGCGCAGGTTTTATAGACAAACTTCGCAGAGGTGAAACACTAACTGAAGATGAAAAGTATGTTGTCAAAATATACAATTCACTTTATGCCGGAAAAGCTGGCAATGCAGGGAAAAGAAAAGTTATAAAAACAGGCAGGTAGCAGCCTGCACAGCAATTAAGAAAGCAACTAATCAGCAATAAGGAAACCAACAAGGGGCATAAAAATTTAAACAAATTAATCAAAAATAAAAATGAAAACAGATCAAAAATTCTACATTTTTCGCACTTACTCAGCAGGAGTATTTTTCGGCAACAAAAAAACACTTAAGGGAACTGAAGCGGTAGTAACTAACTGCCGTATGTTATGGTCATGGTCGGGGGCTGCATCATTAATTCAATTAGCGTTAGAGGGGACTAAAAATCCAAGTGGTTGTAAATTTACCATGACGGTAACAGATGAGGAAGGTGTTTATTTACCCCAAGTAATTGAGGTTATCCCTTGCACACAACAGGCCGTTGACAGTATTAATTCGGTAGAAGCATGGAAGATTTAATTAAAAAGTTTATGCAAATTGAGCCGTTAAGCAATGTCTTTGGCTCTGGCGATGGCTCTGGCTATGGCTCTGGCGATGGCTATGGCTCTGGCTATGGCTATGGCTCTGGCGATGGCTATGGCTCTGGCTATGGCTATGGCTATGGCTCTGGCTATGGCTCTGGCGATGGCTATGGCTCTGGCGATGGCTCTGGCGATGGCTCTGGCGATGGCTCTGGCTGTGGCTATGGCTCTGGCTATGGCTATGGCTATGGGGTAATAACCATGACGGACTACCGAAAGGGATTTATCACTAAAAAGATATCATCTTTAAAATCTTTTAAAGGTAAGCCCGTTTATTACATTGACGAAATACCGTGTATCTTTTTATCCATTGTTGGTAATATCGCAAAGGTTAAAGTTATTAGGGATGACTATTCAACTGTAAAACAATACATCGCTAAGTCAGGTAACTATTTTGCACACGGGGAAACGAAAGAACAGGCACTACGTGATGTTCATAATAAGTTCTTTGCTTCGATGTCTTTTGAGGAACGAAAAGCGGAATTTGTCAAAACGTTTGAGCGAAACAAACAATACCCCAATAAAGACTGGTTTACATGGCATGGTTTAATAACTGGTAGTTGTGAAAGTGGTAGATTGATGTTTGTGAAGTCAAAGGGTATTGACTTAAACGGCAAAATGACAACATTTGAATTTTTGAACCTTACCAAAAACGAATACAACGGGGATAAAATGGCTATGATTTTGGAGGACATAAAACTTTAAACCGATGAGTAAAATCACTATCACCAAAAAAAATGCCCTGGCAGCCTTTAAAAATGCCGATGCCAAGGGTAAAGCCCTGTTAGTCGACTTGCTGGGACAGGACGTATTTAGCGGGAAAATTACCGACCGCATTAAATCATTTGCCGATGCTTGCGCCGAGCTTGGCGTTGACCATGAGGAATTATTGCCCTATCCATCATCTACCGACGATGACTTTAAGATCAGTGTAAACGCTTACGTTAAACTGGCCACAATCATTGAGGCACTTAACGAGGGATGGGTACCTGATTACCGCAACGACCACGAGGCTAAATACTTCCCTTGTTTTGAGTCTAACCCTTCGGGTCTCGTCCTTTCGGACGACGGTTACGCTTACTCGTCTTCGTACGTCGGGTCCCGCCTTGTTTTACGGTCCGGCGAACTCGCCAAGTATGTTGGCCGGGAGTTTATTGATATCTACAACGAATACAGCAACAATTTAAAAAATTAGCCATGAGCAATTCAGTAGATCAAAAAACAGCCCAAGAAACTTTGGACATAATTCAGGAGGGGAAGTGATGAACGTTTACTACAGGCGATTTACCACATGGCAGAAATGGCCGGATAATGATTTGGTTGATGAAGATTATATCAGCTACTCACTATCAAAAAGAAAATGGAAAGAGTTTTTCAGATCACCCATTTGCGACATGCCTACCCGTCAAAAACTTGTGGCTGCAAATCGGTCAATGAAAGTATCAAATATCAAATTAGTAAAACCATAACCACAGCCATGAAAAGTAAAGAGGAAATAGCTAAAGATTATTTTAACGAAATAGAATCATTGGGATTGCCTGCTGATAGAAACATGATAGCCATTTTTATTGATGGAATGACAGAGCAAGAGATAATCAGTAAGCAACAAACAGCCGAACTTCAACAAGAGGTGGAGAGGTTGCGTGAAGCACTCGAACAATGCAAGGGACTAACAACATGGGGTACAAAAGACGCAACTCATGTATTTAATCAAATTGATAAAATAGCATCAAAAGCCCTTAACCCCCCAACAAGATGAAAAAACTGGAAATTAAACACTTAGCGGTGTATTTGCCTTATGGCCTAAAGGTATCCGATGATGAAGCAAAGATTGCAACATTGTGTGCCCTATATGACGATGTAGCTTATTTGAGCTATAAATACAACGTAGGAGAGTATGAATTTAGCCTGCATGAAATACAACCCTTACTCATTCCTTTAAGTGAGTTGACGCTAAGGCAATTATTTGGCGACCAAATGTATAATAGGTATTATAGTCAACTTTTTAATACTGATATAGTTTTCAAGCCGGGGGCATTGCCTCAGTTCGCATTTGAAAGTTTGGTAGAGCATCACTTTGACGTATTTGGCCTGATCGAAGCCGGACTTGCATTAAACAAATTAGAGTACAATCAAAATCATTAACACATAAAAGGAAAGAGATATGACCCCGGTAACTCAAAATAAAGTAGTGGTAAAAAAGACCACAGGTGAAACAGTAATTAGAGGTAATTGCTATGCTGCTGTTATTGCATCATTTTTAGATTTGCCTATTACAGAAGTACCGAATCTTGAAATATGGTATCAGTTTAGTGGTTGTTTTTATGATGACCTCCGAGATAGATTTTTGAATCTTAAAGGTTATAAATGGGAAGATGAAGAATCTTATTTATTTAGGGTTTTTCACGACGATATGCTGGATGACATTTCCCACATGGATGCTGAAAAGATAGCGGAATACAAAGAACTGTTAAAAGACAGGTATTATTTTTGCGCTGGCTATTCTCCAAGAGACATTTACCATATTACCATTTGGCAAAACGGAAAATTAATCCACGACCCACATCCGACAAAAGAGGGTTTAAAATCTATTGATGCGATGTATCAGATTTTGCCTCTTAATGAAGATGAAAAAATGAGGGTGGAATTTAGAATTAATCAAAAATTAGTAAAATTTTCAAACATAAGCCCATGACAACTAAAAAGCAAATAAACCAACAGGAAGCAATGGATTTGCTCGGTTACAAATCATTATCAGATATTCAACAAAAAATCTATAACGGGTATCGTCACATTATCAATGCAAATGATGTTGTAGCGGTTGTTCAATTTTTAACGAGAGAAGGATTTACCATAGCCAAAAGCGATACGCTTAGTTTTAAAGATTTTTAATATGACATTAGCAGAAACCTACACAGCAAAAAACCTGTACGGGCGGACATGGCTCGTGGCTGATAACCCATTTCAGAACATGGTCGAGTCCACTAAATCAACTTCGAGGTTTATCGTAAACCCACTTTGGAAAGAATTTTCGGATGAACACCCCGACATTCTCCTCACCGACCACCTACCTGACGGAACAAAGGTTAGGGGGGATGAGATAGAGGTTAAGTGGCAATGGCAACCGCTTAATGATTGGTTCGATGAGTCTAATGACGAATCGCATGATGAGTCCGTTGAATTGGGCTACCCAACCCGCCAAGTCGCCACATTAAAGCATCCCGATAGCTATCGGGAGAGGGAAGTGGTGGAGTATGCCAAGCTGTACACAGAAGAGGAAGTTAGGCAAATTGCTCTAAAGTTCTTTTATTACTGGTGGAACGCCAAAGCTGGCACAAACACCGAGTCAGGATTTGATGAATGGTTTGCTAAACAAAAGCTGGATAAACAAAATTGAGTTATGACAGATAATCAAATTACAGCATCATTATTATTACCCTTAATCATTTTATTATTGATATGGGGAATAATCAAATCCAAAGACAAGTTTAATATTGTGATATTGACAGCCATGTGCTATTTGGTCGTTCAACTATTGCTTTTTACACTACTAATAACCCACTAACATGACAAAAGAAATAGAACTTGCTGCTGAGGAAGGCGCAAAGGCAAGGTATCCACAAACAGATTATATGACATTTTTAGATATTGTAAATTCTGATACTGACCGATTAATTTACGAAACGGGTTTCAAGGATTGCGCACAATGGATGGCAACCCGTGATCCTTGGAATAAATATCCTGATGTTAAGCCAACTGAATATGGGCATTATGAAGTATTTCGTGCAGGTGTAGATAATCAACATTACGAAACCTGGAACAACACCGGATGGGCTTATAACAACAGAGATATAACCCATTGGAGAAATAAGGTTAGACCTGATGGAACTGTAATGCGTTAATTTACCTATTTAAAAAAAATAAATTAAAAAAAATATATATGACAGTAGAAAATGTAGCAAAAATTTGCCATGAAGCCAACAGAGCTTTATGCCAAACGCAGGGTGATTTTTCTCAACCTTCTTGGGAAGAGGCACCACAATGGCAGATTGATTCTGCAATTAACGGAGTTTTATTTCATTTGGATAATCCAGATGCAACCCCAATGTGCTCTCACAATTCTTGGTTAGCTCAAAAAGAAGCAGAAGGATGGAAATACGGACCAATTAAAGATGCAGAAAAGAAAGAACATCCTTGTTTTGTTCCTTATGATCAGTTATCGCTAGAGCAACAAGCAAAAGATTATTTGTTTGGGGGAATTATTCTTTCTCTTGAACCTTTTATTAAATAAAGTATTTTTACAAAAAAAAAAATGAAAAAAGAAAAACAAAAGAAGTCCCCTTGTGAACAACTTTTACACGAAGACTTAGAAGATAAAGAATTACAGCATAGATATGAATCATTTAAGATAGAGGAAGAATCTCTTTTAAAGTCTTACAATGAAATAGTAGCTGAATATAATAATTCTCAAGAAGAGTTTGAAAATCTTAAAAATATCATATTACATAATTTAATTCAAGGATATACTATCCCAGAACAAATTGAAAAATTTAAATTACGCAAAGAAAAATTAGATATATTTTTAAAGGATATTAAAGAAATAGACAAGCAAGTAAAAGAAATACAAACTTTAATAGAATCTTATAAGCAATCTTCTCAAGATAGATTTTATTATCATTGGAGATATCATAAAGCTTGTGGTGAAACGGATCTTACTTGGTTTGAATGGATTGAAAAATTTGATAAGGTAATAATTTAAAATATATATATATATAAATGAAACTAAGAGAATTACTAGAAATTATACTGGCTACACAGTTGGTTAAAGACAAAGAAGAAGAAAAAAATCTATATATTAGAGGAGAAGATATTATTCCTTATAAAAATGCTATATTAGCTTGTGAAGAGTTTAAAGATTTTAAAGGAGATATTGTTATATGGGATTCCCCAATAGTTCCTTATGTAGATCCTAAATATAAAAAACTTACTAGTTTACAAGCATCTACTTACAACATAGAAGGATGTTATTTTACTGGAGATATAGTTTATTTGTATGAACT